TGGAGTTAATTGACTATCTCTTTTTCCTAATGTAGTTTCAAACTTTTGAAATAATGGACCTGTTATAGGATCTTTTCTAATTTGATCTTTTGTTTTATTAGGATCTAATAAGTCTTGATAAACTTTAGCTAAAGCTGTTATATTTAAATCTCTTGTTTGTTTAGGTTGTTCTTTTAATTCTTTTTTTAAACTTCTACCACCAAACTCTCCTAACTCTAACTGAGCAAAAGTTTTTCTATCTTTAACATTTGCAAAATCTTTAGAAGTAAAAAATCTAGCTAAATCAGATTTTACAGAAATACCTGATATTACTTGATTCCAATTAGTAGGATCATCTTTTCTTTTTTGTTGATATACAGTTTTTTTCTTTCCTGTTTTTTTATCAGCTCTTTGTACATATTTACCTTGTTTTCTTTTAGAAAAGTCTTCAAAAAATTTAAATAACATTTCATTACTATTAATTGTATCTTGAGCTCCCTCTTTACCTCTAAACTTTATAGCATCTTGATTAGATTCTTTAATAGCTTTTTTTAATTGAAATTTTACAAAAGTATCAAACTTACCTTTATTAAACTCTGGACCACCTAAACTTCTAAACTCTCCTCTTTCTCTAGTCTCAAATACAGGCTCTGATACAAATCCTTTTTTATCAGCTCTTAATTTTTTTCTAAAAACTGGATCAAACTCTCCTGTTCTAGGATTAAATTTCTTTTTAGGAACTTTATCTAATTTTTTAGGATCAAAAACAAACTCAGCTCTACCTTCTCCTATTCCACCTAGATCTTCTAACCTACTTCCAAACTCATCTGATAATCTTTGCATGGGAGACATATCTGCTCCTGTACTATCTTCATCAACAAATTGACTTGGTTTAGGAAAATTAGGATCATATTTTTGTTGAGCAAAACCAGGCTTTTCAGTTATATCTAACATTTCACCTTTACGTGTTTTAATAATAGTTGGTTCTTGAGGAACTTCAAATTTAATAGATTCTTCTTTAACTTTTGGTCCTTTTTGAAAATCTTCAGAAATAGTTTTTTTTGTATAAGAGTCAGGATCATTTACATACTTATCAAAAGCTTGAATAACTTTTCTACCACCTTTAATTAATGCTCTTTGTAATGCTCTTGAATTAATCATTTCTTACCCTTTTTCTTTTTGTTCTTTTTTTTAACTTTTTTATTTTGTAATCTTTTAGTTAATTGCATTCTAATACTTGACCTACCTATTGTCATTAGTTACTCCCTTTAACTAAAACATTAGGACCACCACTTGGATTATGTGCAGTCTCCATATTATCCTGTCTTGATCTTCTTGCTTGATTACGTAATCCTTCTACAGCATTTACATAATCAGCTTGGTATAATTGTACACCATTAGGATTTTTCATAAATCTATTTGCTTCTATCATGCATGCATAAAATAATGCATCATAACAAAACTCACTAAAATAATTTGTTGTAGTTACACTTGTACCTGTAGCACTTGCTAAACCTAATGGTTTACGCACATAAGATATTTCTCCTGATAAAGCAGATGCAGGAGTTGGTACTATATATATTGATGTTTGATTTTTTCTAGCGTAATATCTAGGAGTACCTGTAGATGCACTTGCATAAGGAAAGTAATCTATAGCATACTCATAAGGTCTTTGTAAGATTGTTGTTATATTAGAAGAAGCACTTGTTTTAAAATTAACACTTCTTATAATTCTTGTTTCAGCAGGAAGACTAACAACTGGATTAGATGCTGTAAAAGAAAAAGAGCTAAACTCTGTTAGCCCTACATCATCTAAATCTTTAGTTAAACGTATCTCTGCTTTTTCTACAAAAAAAGAAATATGTTCTTCAAATTCTGAAGAATCATTCTCACTTGTATTTATTATATCTGTTTTAAGAAAAGCAAAATCAGGCATTAATCTAGCCTACAAATAATGTAACACTACCTGCATTCGGAGTAGATACACTTACTGATCCACTACACCTAACACCCATATCACCTATATAAATATCTGCTGTTCCACTAGCTGGAACCTGAAATTTTATTTTATCTCCTGAATTATCAGCTATGGCAAATGTGCCTGCTGCAGTAGAATATGCATGAATAGCTACAATTCTTGTAATACCATTCGTTGCAATAATTACTCCATCTCCACCTGATTTATTTACTGCTGTTATATTTTTAGCCATCTATTATCCTTAAAGTATAGGGAGAGTATTTTACTACCCTCCCTAGTGGTTAGTGGTTATGCACCCTCGTTACCTACGTAACTTCTCCAGTCAGATACTCCAAAAGAATATCTTTCTCTAGCTTTGAAACGTAAGTTACCAGTATCAAAATCTGGTTCCATCTTGGTTTGTAAAGGTGTTCTATTAAACATCTTTGCACCATTTGGAATATCAGTTTTGAAAAAGTATGCATTAGTATCAGTGAATCTTCTATTCACAAAGTAACCTTGTGGAATAACACCCATACTTCTAACAGCATTAATGTCATTTACGTTAGTAATTCCATTACCACCATTAGCAGCAGTAGTTGTTGAATACTCACTTTGTAATACTTGAGCTGCAGTAAAAGTTAAATCAACAGGAACATGTAATGATACAGCTTGTGCACCTATTAATATTCCTCTATCATCTTTAGTCTTTTGAATCTGTATAACAGCAGTTTCAATAGAAGCTTCAGATAATGCTGCTCCAGTATATAAGTTAGTCTGCGTACCTGCTGATATAGTTGGATGAGATGCACTAAAAAATGGTTGACCATCACCTATAGCATCAGCTGCTGCAGTGCTAAAACTATTATTAAATATCTTAGCAGCTTTTACCTGCTTAGTATTTGCCATAGCTCTAGCTAATCCTTTTGCTCTTAACTTTGCAAAAGTATCATATAGATTGTCTTCCATTGCTTCTTCTGTGACAGCAAAAGCTAAAGCTATAGTCTCGTTGTCGTAACGAGCTGTATAACTTTCTTGAGCATCATCAAAAGAAACTGATTCACCCTCACCTTTTACAGGTGCAGTTCCAAATCCTGTAAATAGAACTTCTTCTTCAAAAGCCCTATCAGAATTTTCTATTTCAAAAAGAGGTTGATGTTCGTCATTTACCTCACCATACTCCGTACCAAAAACTGCATTCAATCCTGGTAGGAGTTCTTTAGCAATACTTGCTCTATTTATAGCCATATATTATTCTCCTTTAGATTATGCAGTTGACGCAGTTGCAGTGACATATCTGTCTCTGTGCGTGTTTAAAAATACTTCAACGATTGGAAAAGCATCAGTGTCGTCAGTTTCTTCGCCATCCTTTTTCTTACCAATCACTCTTGCTACTTGTTCTGTTTCTCCACCAGAAGCTGCTAGTAAATAATAACTAGAGTTTCCAGTTGTTGTATTACCAGAACTTGCTGTAGAACTAACAGTACAATTATAATTCTTTTGTACCATTAATTCATTAGCAGATAATGATAATGAACATTGAATGTAGTAAGTTTGATTTGGATCTGTGATGATAAAGAATTTAACATCTGAGTATCCGTTTGCAGAAGTTCCTGTTGTCCAATGTCTACTAAACTTTTGTTCGCCATTTAACACAAAAGAACACCCTGCAAATACACCTGAAGGTTTTAGTGTTGCTGCTATAAAAGGTGAAATAGTTGCAAAGTTTGCACCTGGCAGTACAACAGGGTCTCCTGTAAATATTTTATTAGTACATGCTCCACCTGATGTAGGTGAAAAAATATCTGTGAAAGAACCAGTGTTGTAAGCTCCACCCTTTTTCCTAGCAGGAACGAAACCTTGAAAAGCTTTTACATGAGCCATGTTTCCTCCTATTAAGTTAAAAAAGTATTAGAGAATTAACTCTGAAATTTTGGAGTTCTTCCTCTAATGGTTTGAGATTTACTTGAATTACTGATTG